TGCTGATGTTATACTGACTGTCAGAACCCTTTCTCCAACCAAGTGGTTATTAATGGACCGTGAGACGGGGCAAATTTATCAGGGTAGTCCAAAGGGGTACTGGGATAGGTTAGAGCCAGTTATCAAAGTTGACAAGGATGCATGATGCCTGGTAAACTATATACATCAGAAGTATGGTTAAAGAAAAGATTTCTTATTGACAAGAAGTCTCCAGAAGAAATTGCAAAAGAATGTGGTGCAAGCGTAGAGACTATCTACGTTTATCTTGCTAAATTTGGACTAAGAAAGAGTAGAAGATGAATAAATTACAAAAAGTTATAATTGCAGTTGGTGTTGCAGGTGCTGTTGGTATTACCTATGTCCTAACAGCTTTAAAGGGCATGCCAGAGGCTTTTGATTGGGAAGACGAAGAAGATGAGTGATAATATAAAAATCACGGTTGACCAAGTTAATCACCCATCACACTATGTCTCTGACCCATCAGGAGTAGAGTGTATTCAAATTACACGTCACCGTAATTTTAATATAGGTAATGCATTTAAGTATCTTTGGAGAGCAGGGCTTAAAGATGAGTCTAAAACTATTCAAGATCTTGAAAAGGCAATATTCTACATTAAAGATGAAATTAATAGACTAGAGGGCAAGTATGTCAACTGAAGAAGAACTAATAAAGCATCTTGACGTAATGAACGATGTTGTTAGTGAATATCTAAAAGGCAGCGATCCAACCACTATTTCAAAAGAATTAGCTATTCCACGCACTCGTGTAGTGGCATACATTGATGAATGGAAAGAAAAGACTTCCAATAATACAGCAATCCGTGCTCGTGCAAAAGATGCACTTGCTGGAGCTGATGCACACTATAGCAAGCTTATACTTAAGTCTTATGAAGTAATTGATGAAGCCTCTATGACTAATAATCTTAGTGCAAAGACTGCTGCTATTAAGCTTGTGATGGATATTGAGTCTAAGAGAATTGACATGTTGCAAAAAGCTGGACTTCTTGAAAATAAAGAACTTGCAGAAGAGATGGTTGAGATTGAGCGTCGTCAAGAAATTTTAGTTGGTATTCTTAGAGACATAGCATCATCTCACCCAGAGGTTAGAGACATTATTATGCAAAGACTTTCTGTTATTGCAAAAGAGGGAGAAGTGATTACTGTTGTCCACGACGTTCAATGATTTTTTTGAGGTACTAAAAGAAAACCATTTTGTTGAGACTCCAGTTGACGCAAAGACTTTTGTTGAGTCTCCAGACTATCTTGGTCAACCACCACTATCTGAAATTCAATACACCATTGTAGAGGCAATGAGCCAAATTTATCGTAAAGAAGATGTTGTTGACATGCTTGGCGACAAAGGTGAAGAATACTATAAAAAATATACAAAGAATGAGCTAATCCTGCAACTTGGCAAGGGATCTGGAAAAGACTTTGTATCAACAGTGGCCTGTGCATATGTAGTATATAAAATGCTTTGTCTTAAAGACCCTGCTATTTATTATGGAAAGCCTGCTGGAGATGCTATTGATATTATTAACGTTGCTGTTAACGCTCAACAGGCTAAGAATGTTTTCTTTAAAGGTTTTAAATCTAAGATTGAGAGATCACCATGGTTTGCTGGCAAGTACAACCCAAAGGCTGACTCTATTGAGTTTGATAAATCAATTACAGTTTATTCTGGTCACTCAGAACGAGAGTCCCATGAGGGTTTGAACTTGTTTATGGCTGTACTTGATGAAATTTCTGGATTTGCATCTGAGGTTGCAACTGGAAATGAGCAAGGCAAGACTGCTGACAATATCTATAAAGCTTTTCGTGGTACCGTAGATTCTCGCTTTCCTGATCTTGGTAAGGTAGTTCTACTTTCATTCCCACGATATCAGGGTGACTTTATTTCTCAACGGTATGATTCAGTAATTGCTGAGAAAGAAATAATAGATAGATCACACAGGTTCATTATTAATGAAGATTTGCCAGAGGACAGCCCAGAAAATAGTTTTGAGATAGCTTGGGAAGAAGACCATATTCTTTCGTATAAGATTCCAAAGATATTTGCACTTAAAAGGCCAACATGGGAGGTTAATCCAACTCGTAAGATTGATGACTTTAAGATTGCATTCCTAACAGATTTAGGAGATGCAATGATGCGTTTTCTTTGCACACCAACATACTCATCAGATGCTTTCTTTAAGCAAAAAGAAAAGCTTGTTAACTGTATGACACTTACAAACCCTGTTGATAGTTTTAGAAGGTTTGCAGAAAACTTTAAGCCAGACCCAGACAAGCAATATTATGTCCATGCTGACCTTGCACAAAAGCACGATAAGTGTGCTGTTGCTATTGCACATGTGGATAAGTGGGTAAATATCCAGGTAATTAAAGATTATGAACAAGTAGCACCTATCGTAATAGTAGATGCTGTAGCTTGGTGGGAACCAAAAGCAGAAGGACCAGTCAACCTATCTGAGGTAAAGCAATGGATTATTAATCTAAGAAGACAAGGTTTTAATATTGGAATTGTTTCATTTGACCGTTGGCAGTCATATGATATTCAGCAAGAGCTTAAGCAGGTAGGAATAAGAACTGACACTGTTTCTGTTGCAAAAAAACACTACGAAGATTTAGCAATGATGGTCTATGAAGAGCGTATTGCTATGCCCATGATTCCCTTGCTTCTGGAGGAAATGTCAGAGCTCAAGATCATGAAGGGTAATCGTGTAGATCACCCTAGAAAGAAGTCTAAGGACTTAGCAGATGCTGTTTGTGGGGCAGTATTTGGTGCCATATCTCATACCCCAAAGGAAATGAATATTGAAATAGATATTCATACCTGGGGATCTGCTGATAAAGTTGCAAGACAGCAGAGGGCTATGGTAGAATTGGAAGACAGGCAAATGCCTAATGATGTCAAGAGCTTTCTTGACAATTTAAAACTAATATAACAAGGAGAAATACAAGTATGAATTCATTCAAGAAAATCTCAATTGCTACTGCTGCAGCTTTAGCAATCGTTGGTCTTTCTGTAGCACCTTCTTCGGCAGCACCGCTGACCGTTTCAGTTGCATCAGTAACTAACGCTACAACAGCAGCACTTCCAGCAACCGTTGCAGTACCATCAAATAATCAAATTTTGGCTGGTACATCAGTTGCAATTGCAGCAACAGCAGATACAGGAACAAGTGTTTCTTTTGCTGCTTCATCAACAGTTAAGTTGGTAACAGCACTGCACACAGTAGATGCACCAAAGACAGTTGCATCAGGAGTTTCATCTCTATCACTTACATCTGCAGGAGCAGCAATCACTGTTTATGCATACACAACAACAACAGCAGTTGGATCAGTAACCGTAACAAACGGATCATATTCAACAATTGTTTACATTGCAGGTACTCCAGGATCTGCATATAATCTAGGACTTTCAGTTCCATCTGCAACAGCAGTAGGAACAGTTCCAACAATTGCTCTTACAACAACAGATGTATTTGGTAACGCAGTATCAGATACAGCAACAGTAACCTTGATTGGTTCAACTTTTGCTAATGGATCAGTTTCAACAATATTGACAACTGCTGCAGCAACAAATGCTTCAACAGGTGCAGTTCTTGGAACAGTAACAGCAGCACTTGCAACAGCAGTTGCTGGAGATATTACAGTAGTTGCAACAGGTCTTGCAGCAGTAACACCAGTAACTGGTCTTGCTACTCCAACAAAGTCTGTAATTGCTAAGTTCACAGTATCTGATCTTGCTGGTATTATTACAGCACTAAAGTCTGATCTTGCTTCAGAAAAGTCTGCCCATGATGCAACTAAGGCTGCTTCAACAGCAGCAGCAAAGGCTGCAGCAGATCTTTTGGCAACAGAAAAGGCTACACATGATGCTACAAAGGCAGCACTAACAGCAGAGTCAAAAGCTAAGTCAGAGCTTGCAGTAGCACTTTCCAAGGCAAATGCAGAGATTGCAACAGCACTTGCAGACTTGTCAGATGCTAAGAAGGCTAAGGCAGATGCGGATAAGGCTATTGCGGATGCTAAGACATCTACAGATAAGATTATTGCAGATCTAAAGTTGCTTCTTGATAAGTCAAATGCAGATCTTGCATCAGCTAAGAAGGCTCTTGATGACCTAAAGGCTTCTTCAGATAAAGCACTTGCAGATGCAAACTCAGCCCATTCAAAGGCTATTGCTGATGCTAAGGCTTCTTCAGAAAAGTTGCTTGCTGACCTAAAGGCTTCTTCAGATAAAGCACTTGCTGATTTGAAGACATCTTCAGATAAGGCTCTTGCTGATGCTCAGGCATCACATGCAAAGGCTATTGCTGATGAGGTTACTGCACATGCAGTAACAAAGGCAGCACTTGCTAAGGCACAGTCAGATGCAGCAGCTAAGGCTGCAGCAGATGCTAGAGCAAAGGCAGCACTAAATGCAAAGATTAAGGCAGCAAACAAGAAGCTTCCTAAGTCATTGCAGATTCCTTTGGTTAAGTAAAACTTAATTAAGTTAGAGGGGTTAGCCAAGTGCTAGCCCCTCTTTCTTTTGCAATAAAATGATATAATAGCCTTATTAGTCATATCACCACTACGACTATAAGGAGAGAATTATTAAGAAATTAATAAGAACAGGTATTGTTCTATCTTTAATTTTAGTACCACTATTTTTATCCACAGATAAAGCTCATGCAGCAGAAGGTTTGACTGCTCAAGTCTATAATGTGCAGGGTCAAAATGCTTCCCCATATATCCCACAGGGTTCCTCTCCAGTACTAACTACAAACGTACCCAACATTGACCACCAATGGGGTTCTGGTAGCGTCTTAGGTGGCCCAGCAGAGGACGTTATTGTACGTTTTACGGGCTCAATCAGAAGTGACTCTACTCAAAATATATCCTTTATGGCTACAGGAGATGACGGTACCAGGCTCTACATTGATGGAGCATTAATAACAGATGATTGGGTTGACAAGGGTGGTGGAGGATCAACCTCTGCTCCAGTATCTTTTACAGCAGGAGTTCCAAAAACCATAGAATTAATGTACTATGAAAATGGTGGGGGAGCAAATGTATTCCTATATTGGGATCAATCTGGATCTATGGGAATTGTCCCAGCATCAGCCTTTACTTCACAAGCAGCCCCAGTAGTAAGAACAATAGGTGCTCCAAGAAATCTTACAGTAACAGATGGGGAAACTTCAACATTATTAATTTGGGAAGCCCCTAATACTGGTAATACTCAACCAGAAAGATATGCAATAGGTCTTAACACTGAAGGGCAAAATGGTTGGGGTATTGCAACTGGAAATGTTGGAGATGCTAACGCATTAAACACAACAATAACAATTAATCATTCTTTACTTGAAAGCCTAATGCCAAGCGGAACTGTATGGTCATTTCATATTAGATCAGACAATGACACGTTAGGAGTTTACTCTGAAAATTCAAATGTTGTTACACTTAAAATTGGAAAAACTGCAGAGGAAATTGCAGCAGAACAGGCAGCAGCACAGGCTGCTATTGATGCAGAGAATGCAAGATTAGCAGCCATCGCTGCAGAAGAAGCAAGACTAGCAGAGATTGCACGATTAGAAGAAGTTGCTAGGCTGGCTGAAATAGCAAGACTTGCAGAGGTTGCTAGACTAGCAGAAGTCGCTAGACTTGAAGCAGAAGCAGCAGCATTACTGGCAGCTCAACAAGAAGCAGCACGTCAGGCTGCGTTAGCAGCAGAGGCTGCAAGAATTGCTGCAGAACAAGAAGCAGCACGTCAGGCTGCGTTAGCAGCAGAGGCTGCAAGAATTGCTGCAGAACAAGAAGCAGCAAGAGTTGAAGCAGAAAGACAAGCTGCACTTGCTGAGGCAGCCAGAATTGCAGCAGAGCAAGAAGCAGCACGTCAGGCTGCGTTAGCAGCAGAGGCTGCAAGACAAGCAGCAATTGCAGAGCAAGAAAGATTAGCAGAGTTAGAACGTCAAAGGTTAGCAGCAGAGGAAGCAGCACGTCAGGCTGCAATTGCTGCGGAACAAGAAAGATTAGCTGAGATAGCAAGACAAGCTGCAATTAAAGCAGAACAAGATAGAATTGCTGCAGAGTTAGAAGCACAAAGATTATCTGCAATTGCTGAACAAGAACGACTTGCAGAACTAGAGCGTCAAAGACTTGCTGCTATTGCTGAACAAGAAAGGCTAGCAGAGATTGAGAGACAAAGGCTTGCTGCTGAAGCAGAAGCAGCACGTTTGGCAGAATTAGAACGTCAACGACTTGAAGCAGAAGCAGCAGCAAAAGCTGAAGCAGAGCGTCTTGCAAAGATTGAAGCTGAAAGAATTGCTGCAGAATTAAAAGCAAAACAAGAAGCAGAAGCCAAAGCTGAGGAAGAACGTCTAGCCAAGATTGAGGCAGAAAGAATTGCAGCAGAACTTGCAGCAAAGATTGAAGCAGAGCGTATAGCAGCTGAAAAAGCAGCAGCAGAGGCTGAAGCTAAAAGAATTGAAGAAGAAAGAATAGCAGCAGAGATTGCTAAAGCCAAAGCTGAAGAAGAAGCTCGTTTAGAAGCTGAACGATTAGCAGCAGAGGAAGCTAGGCTAAAGGCTGAGGCAGAGGCTCGTTTGGAAGCAGAAAGAATTGCTGCTGAAAAAGCAGAAGCAGAAAGATTAGAAGCAGAACGTCTTGCAAAGATTGAAGCAGAAAGATTAGCAGCAGAGGCTAAGGCTAAGGCTGAAGAAGAGGCAAGAATTCAAGCAGAGAAAGACAGAATTGCAGCAGAACTCAAAGCTAAGCAGGAAGCAGAAGCAAAGGCTGCTGCAGAACTAAAGGCCAAGCAGGAAGCAGAGGCTAAGGCTGCTGCTGAGTTGAAAGAAAAGCAAGAAGCAGAACGTATTGCTGCTGAAAAAGCTGAGGCAGAAAGATTAGCAAAAATTGCTGAAGAAGCAAAAGCTGGAAAAGAGTTATCAAAAGAAGAAGTATCTGCAGTTGTAACATCACTAGTTGCAGACTTAAAACCAGGAGAGTCTATTTCAGCAGAACAAGTACAAGCATCTGGAATTTCATATTCTGATCTTCCAGCATCAACACCAGTTGAAGTTCGCACTGATGAAAATGGTAATGCTCTTGTTATTACTGCTGAAGTTGCAGCAAATATTGAATTAGTTCAAGATCCAGGAGCATTACTAGAGGCAGCATTTTCAGATCCAGGTGCAGCACTACAAGCACTTGGAAGTATTGGTGCA